ATCATGTGGCCTCCTGCGGGACAATCTGAAGTAGGGTCATCGGTATCGACATCGCGGTCTTCCTGCCTTCACGTGGGTAGACCAACACTCTTCCCGGCGATTCCAACATCATGGCGTTAGCCACGCCCTTTTCCGTCCCCTCAAAGTCATCCAATACAAACACCGTCTTGTCGTGAATGATCTTGTTGAGCGGTTCAACGTCTTGCTGACTCAAGCGACCGTCGAGATAAACCAAATCAACTTTAGCGCCTTTCTCCGCTATGTCTTTGAACATGTCATGAGATGCAGTCTTGGGGTAGTACACAACGTATGGCTCGTCACCAAACCCTTGTATGTCATTCGATATATCACAGGTATAGATGTTGTCTTCCGTCTCCACAGCCAAGTCCATCACCATCGTAGATACGCCAATGAACGTACCCACTTCGGCTACGTGCTTGGGGGTGAAGAACTTCACTACTTTGTACAACTCAAACGCATCTTCCACAGGTAGTGACCCTGTGTTGTAGTCGGCATACATTCGCCACACCTGTCGGTCTTCTACAATCTTTTCAATCTTCTCAAACGGGTAGTCACCCACCCGTTCGTCGATGATGCCCCATACGATGTCGCTCAGTCGCTTACGCCCAATTTGAATAGCGTTCATCCGATTGCTCCTGCCAAGTCCTTGAGAACCTTGTCTTGTATGTCGTTAATGTCGTTGCCTAAGTCGCGGATAACAAGTTTCATGTTCCCGAACTTGTTTGGATTGAACGCATGCCACGCCAATGCAACGTAATCCATGTTAGTCAGTCGCTTGTCCTCTAAGCAACGTCTATACAAGTTTGACGTTGAACGTGGCGCTTTGTCGAAATGCCCGTGGATCATATCGTTGTAGGCGTAGATGATCGTGGATTTACGGTCGGGGTGCGCCATCAACGCCAGTACAACTCCTGCGCGGAGCGATGCCGTACTGATACGAGCCTTGTTGGTCTTGGTCGCATGTTCTTCAAAGTAGTCAAGATACTCTTTAACAAAGTTGTCAGCGACCTCACACTGCTCAATCGTATGACGGCTAGTGCCATACGGATACAGTGCTGTCCTAATGATTGCGCTGATGATTGCCTGACGATCTTTGTCTATGCCACGACGAAACGCAATCGACCGCGCCTTACCTGCATCGTAGTGAGCGAACGAATCGGGATCGACGTTACGAGCGACAAGAAACGGCAAGGAGATTCCTGCCATCTCAATAGCGTGTAGCCTATGCCAACCATCAATCAACGCGCCTGTGCTGTCGAACGAAATGGTTTGCGCCACGTTGGTATCCCACGTGCCGTTCTTCATCTCATCGGCATACGTCTTGATCAATGCCTTGAAGTCACGACCCTTCTGACGGGCATGAACATTAGACAGGTACTGACGCGCCTTCTTCGCGTCGATAGTCTCTACTTGATAAGTATACTTAACTCTCTTGGACATGATTAAGCCCTCTCACGGATGGTGATCTCACGGTCAAGATAGAACCGTGCCTTCTTTAGGTCTTCGATAGGATCAGTGTGTTTCTTACCGGCACGTGCCACGTACTTCACTACGTTGCCAAGACGATAGTTCAAATCTTTGGCTTCGATGAAGTCGAGAGTCTCAACGCCACCAGTCGTGTAGTGTGCGGGATAACTCACGGTATCGGCTTTTGTATTCACAGCGTGTATTGCTTGCTGCATTTCTTTGACCGCCGCGATAATCTTCGATTGTTTAACTTTCTTTTTGTGCTTGCGTAGCACAATCGCAATCAACGCATCGCTGCATTTAACTTTATCTTTGATTTCTTTGTTGCTCTTGCCCTCATCGTACAACTGACGAATCAAGGCAGACTTATTGACCTTTTTCACTTGATTAACTCCTTTAACTTATCAACGTTTGATTCATCTATAACTAGGGCAATACCACCGGCTTTGCGTACGTCTTCAAGGTGTTTGAGTTGCAACGCAGTCGGTTTATTGCCATTTGCCTTACACTCTATAGCATAAAACAAGCCTTGTTTACAAACTAAAAAATCAGAAACACCAGAGTTTCCGAAACCAGTTCCCATCGGCATCGCGTAATACGCTTGCATCTCCATAAGAATTTTCTTTACCTTTGCTTTAACTTTGGCTTCAGGTGTCATGGTGTCCCTCTCAACAGGAATAGTTACTACTCTGACATTGTCATACCTCCACGCAATTCTTGAAAGAGGGGCACCGGCAACACTAGGCAGTAATGCGACTCATACCGCCACCCTATGTCGATAAGCACGGGCGGGTAGTGGTCTGTCTCAAACGCCCACACCATTCCGTAACCGTCTTCGTAACTATCTGCATCGAACGTATGTGCATGCCACGTACTCCTTTGGATCTCATCCCAGTCATACGCATTGATTAGGCCCACTATGACCTTGATAGGATCAGGTAGCGTGGCGTCTGTGAACTCACGCTTTACGTTTTCATCTAAGAAAATCTTATACAGACCGTCTTTGATGTAGGCGTATACACGGTACCCGTTCTCTACTTTTAGTGGTGTATAAGTTTTATACACGGACATCTCACGCCGCGCTCATGCTGTTCAGCAGGAACATCGGGGCGCAGTTGCTTGTGTACTGATAGTACGCCGCACCGATCTCAGGCAAGAACCGTTTATTAGCCATGTCAGCGGGAGTCGGGATGAGATTGTCACAACCAATGTGCGCCTTGAGCATGACAAGTTGTATTTCTACCTCTCGCCGCAACTCCTCGGGCAAATCTTGCATGCTCTTGTACCACTTGAGCGGCTGAGTAAACCCGACCTCTGGCATGTACGAGAAGTTACTTGCATAGGGCAGAGTCTCACCTTTCTCATACAGGTCGAGCGCAGCCATTATCGGAAGCGTGTTGGTCTTTCCAATCATCACGCCCTTGCGTACGCCGGGGATGAACACGATCTTCTCGCCTTCAAGCGTTGACCGCACCATGTTTACGGCTTTATCAAACTTTTCGCAGGACTGCCGCATGGATTCATATAGCGTTTTGATCTTATCCATCACGTTGAATGGGATGGCGCTTTTGTCCATGTCGCCCATCAGCACCTTCATCACAGTGTGAGCATACTCACGTGGAATCGGTTGACTCGGGCGTCCACTAAGACTTGCTCCATAGATGGTGTCCATCGCGCTGTCGATGATGGTGCGGATGTACTCACTGAACGTACGCTCGACAGTCAGCACGGAAGTTATTATCTCGTCGTGAACATCGTGGCTTCCCTTAAACATCTTCTGCACAGCGTAGCGTTGCGAGTTCGTGTGCAGCGTTGAGCCGCCAAGACCAAACGCTCTGTCCATGAAAAGATTGTGTGTTGCTTGTACCGTAAACGTAGTTTCTGATACGTCACGCTCGTCCTTCGGGCGTGGGTCATAATCGATAGTCGCCACAGGGAAACCATGTGTCGTAGACAGACACATCTTGTGTGCTTGTTCCGATGCAGCCGCCCAACTGTTCTGCGGCCCAAAAAACTCTGAGACCCGTACGCGCTTTTCCGTAGCAGCGTAGATAGCGACAGCAATAGGCCACACCGGAGACTGAATAGCGTCCTTCCGCACAGTCTCGTTATCCATCATGGCGCTCGGCAGGAACATCTCATTGATGTCCACCTTCACCGTGTTTCGCTTACCCATTTGACACCTCCAATTAGTTTTGAATGACGATCTTGCGACCCATAGGCGGCTGAAAGTCGCGGTTGTGATTCGGCGGCAGCAGCCACAGGACTGGACAGGTCAACTGCCAGTCGATGTTCTGCTCCACGTGACCGTCCGTGAATATGATCAGAAACTGTGGTTCGACGTTGTTCTCCATGATGTAGTGACTGACACATGAGACACGAGTCCCGCCGCCTCCCATCGGCTTCAATAGTTCTGCAATACCAGAGAAGTCACCCTCGAACACCTGTTCGCCATGCACCATCGTGTCCCACCACAGCACCCGCATACGCTCGGGTCTGCACGTATCACAGATGGATGCGATCTCACCGCCGACCATGTTGAGCAGCGCATCACTAATGCTGCCAGACGTATCGTTAGCGATCACACCCTCGTAGATGTTCTCGGACTCGATGCTTGGCATAAACAAGTCATCGACCAGACGGCGTCGGTTAAGTTTTGCCCAAGTCAAATCGTCACGACCTGCTGTCGCTGCGCTCACGAACTCGCGCAACTCCTCACGCCAGTCGATCACCGGAGTCAACACCTCCTTGATGACGCGGGGAATCTTCGCACCGAACCGACCTGCGATAATGGAGCCTTGGCTAACTGCCTCGTCGATCTCCTTGGACAACTCCTCGGACTGCTCACCACTCATGGTCTCGGTAGTCTCAATGTCATGCTCGTCGAGCGGCTGCATGTCGCTGACACTGTCAGAGCCAGAAGTATTCCCGCTCACGCCGCCACTTGATCCTTGCTGGCCGGACTTGTTCTGTTGCTCCTGCTGCATGCGCTTTGTCAGGTCATCCCACACCTGACGCACCGACCAGTTGTGGTATTTCGGGTCGTACAGCGCACCTTTCGGTAACTGCACCAACTCGGGAGCCTTCTTGCTGATCTCCGTGATAATGTCGTTGATCACAAAGTCCATCGCCACGTTCGCAAGTCGCGGGTTCTGCTTGATCAAGTCCTTGTGTCGTGGGATGTGCTTCAGCATCACGTGCCCATTCTCATGCAGCACCAAGCCACCCAACTCGGCAAGACTCAACTTCTCAATGAACTCCTTCCCGTAGCGTTTGTTTAGACCATCTGTATACGCTGTCGGAATCCCGACATCGACACTTGATTCACCCATCATCAAGATACCGGAGAACAAGCAAGTCTCAGGGTGCTTCATCAGTCTGATATGCACCTTCTTCAACTTGAGTGTCGCGTCCTGCGTACTTGTAGGTACTGCACTAGCCACCGCGTTCATACTGCCTCCATCGTGTGTTAGTTAATTAATCAAGTCAGCAACGTGTAGTTGCCTGCCTGCAGCCATTTCGCTATCTCTGCGTTCTTGGATGCGATGCCCGACGTACGGTTGTTGCTCATCACCATCGTGAAGAACACCGACTGCAACTCCTCAGACTTTGTACGGTTCATGAACCGCATGAACTTGCTTAACTCATCCTGCGTCTTGATCACATCCACGGCGTTGAACAGAGTCATCAGCAGTGCTGCCTGTTTGTCTGGAACTCTGACACCGTCAGGATCCTTGAAAACATCTTCAGCCATGACGACCTCGTCGCGCAGTGCCAACACCGCTGCCAACTGTTTGGCAGAGGGAACACCGATAGTCCCTGCAAGTGCCGCCATCGTCAGCGAATGACCTAACTTGTCACGGTTCACGATGTCGGGGTTGCAGTTAGCGAGTGATCGCGGGGAGCAGAACTGTTTCGTCCGATGCACGGGGAAGAACACATGTTCGTTATCCTGCGGAGTAATTCCATCCAAGTAACTCGCCATGACGGACGGCGTCATCTTGACGAACGCCCTCAACTCGGCAGAGAGACCGGCGTTGCTTGCCCATGCCAACCACTCGTCCACCGTGGGCTTGCGGATATTGATCGTTGTGACACGGTTCGATGCGTGTGCCAGCAGTGCGTTACCCACACCATCTGTTGCAAGATTACCTGTTGCGAACACAATGGACTCTGGCGGAAGCACGTAGTCCATCCACACCTTGTCGAGCGTCAGCCGTGCGCCCAACTTCTGCAACATCTTGTCGCCCTTGTCGAACTCGTCGATCATGATCAACTTCGGCTTGTTGGACTTCGGCTTGATCAGCGATGAGATATAAACGTCCAACTCGTTGGTGTCACGGTTCGGCGCTCGCATGCCCAACTCACCGTAGTCAATCGTTGACCAGTCAAGATAGACGGCATCGTACGCATCGCCAAAGTGTTCAACCAACATCTTGTGCAGCGTTGATTTGCCGATCCCCGGCTCACCTTGGAAGTAGTAAGTCTTGCGTGTGCCGTTGGTCAACACCAAGCGGAACGCTTCCACGATGCTGATCGCGTTGTTGAAGTTAAGAGTTTCTCGTTTCATAAGTGACGTAGCCTCCGGTTAATTACGTATCTGTCTGACAGTGTCAGAATCCAAACTTCTTGAGGATGTCATCAACACCCTCTTTGACCACGACGCGCTTGGTGTCGTTGTTGCGTAGAATTTCAATGCTCAAGCCAGACACCACCCGCTCCAATTCGGCACGTGCCTCCTCCAAACGAGTGTCCTGTGTCACGTTGAACTCTTTGAAGGTCTCGCACATCTCCTGCGCTCGTTGCAGTGTGCTGTCGTACAACTTGCGCTTCTTCACCTTCATCTGCCCATCCTCGATCACAGTCTCCGTGTCGCAGCAGTGCGAGAGTGACTTCATCACCTCAACCATCTGCTCAACCTGCTTCTGGTAGATGTCCTGCACCAAGTCCTTCGCTTGCTGCTCGTAGTGCCGCGCCAAGTCCGTCGCCAAGTCGTTGCTTATCTGACAACGGAAATCACCGACTGGTACTTCTGCCGTAAAGACTTTCACCTTGAAGCACGACATGACCTCATCGACCGGCGGGTAGTCAGTCGCCTTGAACATATCGCCCTGCACGAACGCCTCGTTAGACACGGCGGTGGTGTAGACCTGTCGGAACGTATCCTTTAGTTCCTCGGTCTTGGCTTGACGCTCCTCGACCTGCTTCATGAACCCGACGATGCGCGGCGTGGGCAAGAATCTCCATCGACCTGACCACGGGTAAGTCTCGCGCTCGACAAAGTTGTACCAAGTCTGCCTGTCGTTCAGTACAGCCCGATGCTCGACCACACCGGCAAGCAACTTCTTAACGAACCGACCGGCATCACGGTCTGCCTTCTTCGCTTGCGTCACCTCGTCGCTGATCTCGCGATCCTGCTTCGTCCCCGTCCAGACGCTGACCTCGACGTTGACCAAGATGCCCGACGTAGCAAGCGACACCACGTGATCGGGCTTCTTCAACAATGTGTTCTGGGATTCCATTTGCTCAGCCTCCTGACTCTGTCAGAGTCGTAAGTAATTGATGTTCAGTAGGATCGGGCGGTTGGCAGTCCCGCCCTCTGTCACTACCACATGACAAGAATAGTATAACACAACTTAACAAACAAATCAAGCCGAAAACCTATCGGCGTTGGGCATATTGTCCATCACCCAGTCTCGGATGTAATTCAGATAGTCGATGACCAACTCTGGCGCACGGTAGTCATGTCCACCGATGTTCCAGTCCTTCACGTTCACCACTGCGGTGTCGTACTGCTTCCAGTCGTACACGGTAGCGACAATCTCCTCGCCGTCTGGCATCGTGAACAGTAATACCCACTCGGCTTGGGTCTTGTACCCATCGCCTTCAAGCGGCTCACCGAACGCCATGACCAACTCGTCAAAGTCGGCACGGACGTAGCCCTTGAGGCACGTGCTGTGGATCCTGCTGTAGTCCTGTTGCGGCTCAACACGCATACGCTCAACCTCCTGCCGTATCTTGGTTAGTTCAAGTTCTAACTGTTGACGTTCTTCTTCCTGCTGCTTGTGTGCAGCCCACCAATCGTTCATGTCGTCTTGAAGATTCACAGTTCACACCTCCTGCTCAATTTGTTTCAAAAGTTTTTCGACTTCGCTCTTGGCGGCTTTGCGAGTCTTGTGTTTGCCTGTCCTTGCCACGGTTTTATGATCGCAACGTATAAAGCCAAGCCAATAACTTTTCTTCGTTGTAAACGGGGTCATCAAATTAAAGTCAACCGCCTTACTGACTGACACCGCATACTTCTTTGCCTCGTTCATCTCACACCTCCTCGGGAAAGTCGGACGCCGTCAGCACCGGCTGTGCCGTTGCTTTAAGCAAATGATCAGCCAACTCCTGCATACCTGATATGTCCTCGCTCCACATGAACGGGTCGTGATACCCCATCAACGTGCCATCGTCGTTGTAGAACACCTCGGCAAACTTGTGGAATACATCGCCCGTCTCGTCTGTGAAACGAATCACCCTGTGGTTCCAGTACATCTCACACCTCCTGACAGTGTCAGATAAAAAAGTTATAGATCACTGAGCCAGTGAGGGCGGCCCCGAACCCGATCAAGCACCCTATGGAATACGCACGGTTGACCTGCTGACAGATGAAGTCAGCGAGCAGCGCCTCCTGCTCCTCGTCCAACGGGTATTTGTTTGCTTTACTCACCTCGCGCCTCCTTCAACTCCTTCAATGCCGACACCGCCTCACTACGCTGAAGGCAGGTCAAATTAACGTCCGAGTCATCGACGATGGACTTCAGTGCGTACTCCAACTTGAGGATGATCCGATCCCGCACATGGATGGAGTGCAGCACGCGCAATGCCTCCTCGCTTGTTCCAAAATAATTACTACTCATCGTCCTGCTCCTCCTTGATTGTCCACTTGATTCGCGGGTTCATGCGCTTACGTCTCGTCCAATACGGCACAGCCCATTCGATGTTTGTCTCCACACAAATCATCCGCTTGCCCAAGCACACTTCCATCCTCATCGGTAGAACCCTCCCTTGTTGTTGATACCTTTCAAGTCTTCAGGGTTAGTGGTGACGACGTAGTTTGATTTGTGCATAGGCACGATGGTGTGCCGACGTTGATCTGCTATGCGCCCCCCGCAGGGTAGGCACGTGCCGAATCCCGCCTTGACCCGCGCAGGATCAACCGCGACGAATTTGCCGTGCTTGAGGCACGACTCGCACATGTGGACTTTTGGGAACATTGGATGCCTCCGTAGTTGCTGTTCTGACAGTGTCAGAACTGTGGGTATTTATCGCCTCACTCGCTATTCCGAGTGTATAGATATTATAACAAAACTTGACGAATAAATCAAGGGGATGAGGCAACGGCGTTAGGCATTGGGGCGCGGAAAGAATTTCAAAATACGTGGCCCGGCTGGCCTTTGGTGTTAGCGTGGGATAAGTATTGCTCTGACAATGTCAGAACTAGTGATGTGCGGGCCGGACTAGTAGTTGTGGCAGCGTGGCAACCGGATTGCGTTAGCGATGTTTTGCCTGTGGATAAGTTGTTAGTTGTGGGGGTTGTTCCGCACGGGAGGGTAAAATCTGTTCCATGTTCCAGCGTGTTCCAGAAAAATAAGTTGTACTATTCTTCACGGGTGCTGCGTTCCATAGTGCAATTGAAAGAACTAAGTTATTGATTATTAAGAAGAAAGAAGAAGAAGAAGTTATAATATGGAACAGAAATAATATAAGTTGTTCCATGTTCCAGAGAATTGGGAATAGGGGATACAACCTGCCGTGAGAATTTTGGTTTACAGATTTGCGCTCTGCCATGATCGGTCTCTAACTTTGTCCTTGTGTCCCCTTCTGGAAAACGTGGAACATTGGAACAAACCGTGTTTTTCTTTTAGTTATCAATGGCTTGCGTGTTCCAGAGGCTTGGAACACGTGTGGAACAGATTCGGAACAAAAAATGCTTGACCGGCGAAATCTTTTGTGGTAGCCTTGGTGCCCAAGGCGGTAGATAGAATTTTAGGGTCTGACGCTGTCAGAACTTCGCGCATTGGCCTTCGCCATACGCTTTTGCCTTGCCCTTCGGCTTTACCCTTTTCCCTAGGAACTGGTTTCTAAGAACTGGTATCCGTAGAACTGGTATCCGTAGAACTGGTATCCGTAGAACTGGCTTCGTAGGAACTAGCCTCGCGGCGTGAGCAGAAACAAAAAAGCCCCACCGAGCAGAACTCGGCAGGGCTTGGTTTAGAAGTTGAACTCGTACTGCTTGGGCGCGTCGATGAACTCGAATTCCCACCGAATCGGCAGTTCTTGCTTGGTCAATTCCGTCGCCCAGTAAAACGCCTGACGAAACGAATCGAACTCCGAGCAGAATTCGACCATGCCGCCATGGTCGCCCATGCGAGTGTGGAACACCTTGTAAACAATCATTAGACGATACTCCCTGACAATGTCAGAGCAGGGGCGGCTCGCGCCGCCCCGCCCCGTTTGGTTTAGCCGAGCAGAGCCTTACGGAACTGCGCCAGCGCCTTCTTAGCCCCGTCGTTCGTGGCGACCTTGCGGCCATCCGTCCGAGCCTTGCCGAGTTTGGCGGTCATCGGCTTAGCAAGACCATCGATCCATTCCTCGATGGACTGAGCAGCACCGCGACCACCAGACCGCTCGACGAACTCAGCCTCAAAGAACCGGCCCCACGCTTTCGTCGCCGTGTTGGTCACAGTCTTTCGAGTGGACTCGACAAACCGCCGCAACCCCATCGGGCTCTCGGTCATGCTCGGCAACTTGGCAAGACTCGCCCGATCCATCGCAACCGCGTTGCGACCCGTCAGCGTGAAGTTGGCGGGGCGATCCGCGCTCGGCACATGGAACTCGTCGTCACCCGACTTGTACAGCGGGCGGTCATACTCTGAACCCTCGGTCAGCGACACAATCGCCGCAGCCATGAACAGATTGCGCGCTTCCTCGCACGGCTCGGACTCGCGATCCAATGCGCCCGACTCGGTGCGCGGGAAATCCGCCGTGAGCCTTGCGAACTCGCCGCGATACTTTGCCCACTTGGTACGATCCGCCCGAGTGTGACCGCCGACCTCGCGACCAAGGCCAGAGATCCCTTCAGCGATGGAAGGGACAAGGACAGACTTAATTTCATTTGACATGGTAGTGACTCCACACCGGAAAGGATCGCGCCGGTATCGCGACATCGGACAAGCCGTCCAATGTGATTCCATTATACCACACTCAATAATCTGACAGTGTCAGAGCGTGATCGACAGCGCGGCAGGCAAAAAATGGCGCGAACTCAAGCCCACACGGTATGCAGAACCGTGACCTAGCCGACCCCACCCGTACCCGACCCCGTCGCTAGGTTTAGGAGTCCCGCCCGGGTCTTTATACATCCTATTCCACACAAATCACCCCACGTTTTTCCAATGTTTGGCACCCCACCCCCTTCATATAGAAGACCCCCCCTTGATGGAACCTTAAGATTCCTTTATAAATCCCACACTACTTGGGTTGAGGCCCATGCAAACACTTGTTCCATACATCGAAGACAACATTGCGCTTCCCGCAAACGCGGCAGAGGCGTTGCCGGACTTGACTCCTGCAGAAGAACTCAACATGAGGGTCAGGACTATCAAGTTGGTATCTGATCTAACGGGCCAGCCCATCATCCCGACTGACGAGGAAAAGGATGCTGCCGAGGAAATGGCTAGAAAAATGATGGAAGATCCCGACATGCGGCCTGAGTACGCGCTGCATTCAGACGAATTTACGGCTTATTTATCAGGTTTGGTGTACCGCTCTAACGGTGCCATCGTCAAAGAATTGTCTGATCTTAAAAACTACGTCATAAACAAACTCGTTTACGAGATAGAGCACACCAAAGATAACAAGTTGAAGATGCAAGCCGTTGCAAAACTAGGCGAAATTGACGGTGTTGATGCCTTTAAGCGGCGTACTGAGACTACTCATATAGTAAAACCCATCGAAGAGGTTGAAAAAGAACTTCTTCAGGTGCTGGAGGGCATCGAGTACAGCGTAGTTGATGACAATAACGGCGACATAAACCCAGACGACTACCTGCTACCTGATGAAACTGCCCCAACTAACTCCTGAAAAACTTAAAGCCTTGCGTATGGCCCTGCCAACGATGCCCGATGAGCAGAAGCGGCGCACGTTAGAACTGCTAAAAACGTATCAGGCTGAGCGTACCCGTGCCGTGGGCAAGGATTCCTTCTTGGATTTCATCGCTCATGTGTATCCCGGCTACAAAGTCGGGCCTCATCACCGAAAATTAGCGGGGATTTTTGAGGATATTGCTGCAGGAGCGCGAAAAAGGGTCATCGTCAACATCGCCCCGCGTCATGGCAAGTCTGAGATGATCAGTTATCTCGCTCCCGCATGGTTTTTAGGTAAATACCCAAATAAAAAGGTCATTATGGCCTCACATACTGCTGATTTGGCGGTTAATTTTGGTCGGCGCGTGCGTAATCTTGTGGGATCAGACCTTTACCATGATATTTTTCCAACTGTTGAACTACAGGCTGATAGTAAAAGTGCTTCTCGTTGGGGCACAAATTTTAATGGCGAGTATTTCGCTATTGGCGTGGGCGGCGCTCTTGCTGGCCGTGGTGCCGATCTCTTTATTATTGATGATCCTCACTCTGAACAGGAGGCTAAGCAGGGTCGTGCGGACGTATTCGAGCCAGCATGGGAGTGGTTCCAGTCAGGCCCAGTCCAGCGACTGATGCCGGGTGGTGCGATCATCGTGGTGATGACGCGATGGTCGAAAATGGATCTAACCGGCAAGATTACTGACCACATGATTAAGAATGAGGACGCCGATCAGTGGGAAGTGGTCGAGTTCCCAGCCATTTTGAACGATAGACCGCTCTGGCCTGACTTCTGGACAATTGAAGAACTGCTTGCCAAGAAGGCCAGTATGGATGTGCGGTACTGGCAGGCCCAGTACATGCAGCAGCCGACTTCCGAGGAGGGTGCGCTCATCAAACGGGAGTGGTGGCAGGTGTGGGAGCGAGAAGACCCGCCGCCGTGCGAGCACCTGATCATGAGCCTCGACGCTGCCCAAGAGAAGACTAACCGTTCCGACTTTAACGCCCTGACCACGTGGGGTGTCTTCTTTAACGAGGAGACTAAGAACTACAACCTGATCCTGCTGAACGCCATCAAGGAGCGCCTTGAGTTCCCAGAGTTAAAAGCGTTGGTGCTGGAGCAGTATAAGGAGTGGAACCCCGACTCGTTTATTGTGGAGAAGAAGTCCAACGGTGCGGCGCTATACCAAGAGATGCGTCGGATGGGTGTGCCGCTAAGCGAGTTCACCCCGTCCAAAGGGCAGGACAAGATCAGCAGAGTAAATGCTGTGTCAGACCTGTTTGCTGCGGGTATAGTCTGGGTGCCCGATAGGCGCTGGGCTTGGGAGGTAGTTGAAGAGTGCAACGACTTCCCGTCTGGCACGAACGACGACTTGGTGGACTCGACCACTTTGGCTCTTTTGCGTTTCCGTCAGGGCGGCTTTATTCGCCTGCCTACTGACGAGCCAGAACCGATGAAGTGGTTTAAGAGCCGCAAGAATGCGTCAGCAAGATACTACTAGGAGAATTTAAATGGCCGTCGATAAGAGTTTGATGCAGGCTCCGCAGGGTCTTGAAGCACTTGCTCCCCCCGAGCCGCTTGAGATCATGATTGAAGACCCCGAGAGCGTGGCTATCGGCGTCGATGGTATGGTGGTTGAACTCGTTAAGTCTGAGCCGCGTGCCGAGGACTTTGACGCCAACCTCGCTGACTTTATGAGCGAAGGCGAACTTGGATCGCTCTCTGGCGAGTTGATCGGTCAATATGAGCAGGATCTCTCCTCGCGTAAAGACTGGCTCGACACCTACGTCAAGGGACTGAAGATCCTTGGTCTGCGGTACGAGGACAGGACAGAACCGTGGCCGGGTGCGTGTGGCGTGTTCCACCCATTGTTGATGGAGTCGGCGGTCAAGTTTCAGTCCGAGACCATCATGGAGACCTTCCCGGCGGCAGGGCCGGTTAAGGCCAAGATCGTGGGCAAGGAGACTCCAGAGAAGAAGGACTCCGCCACCCGTGTCGCTGATGACATGAACTATCAGTTGACCGAGGTGATGAAGGAGTACCGCCCTGAGCACGAGCGGCTGCTGCTGAGCCTTGCTTTGGCAGGTAACGCCTTCAAGAAGGTCTACTTTGACCCTAGCCTTGACCGTCAGACGGCGATCTATATCCCGGCTGAAGACATCATTGTGCCGTATGGCGCGGCGAATCTGGAGGGTGCTGAGCGTGTTACGCACCGGATGCGTAAGACGAAGAACGAACTAATCAAATTGCAGTATGCAGGTTTCTATCGCGACATCGACTTGGGCGACCCGGTTCGCACGATGGACGAGGTGGAAAAGCAAAAGGCAGAGGATCAAGGCTTCTCAGCCACGATGGACGACAGGTTCCAGTTGCTTGAGATGCACGTGAACATCGACCTGCCGGGTTATCCCGATGTCGATAAGGACAACAACGAGACAGGGATCGCACTGCCGTACGTGGTGACGATTGAGAAGGGGACGGGGACGGTTCTAGCGATTAGGCGGAACTGGAACGAAGATGACAAACTCAAATCAAAGCGACAGCACTTTGTGCATTACGGGTATATCCCCGGCTTTGGCTTCTATTATTTCGGACTTATCCACCTTATCGGCGGCCACTCTAAGGCGGCAACCTCCCTCCTTCGCCAACTTATCGACGCAGGAACTCTTAGCAATCTTCCGGGTGGTCTCAAATCACGCGGTCTGCGTATCAAGGGAGACGACACACCCATCGCTCCCGGCGAGTGGCGAGACGTAGACGTTCCGTCTGGTGCGGTGCGCGACAACATCCTGCCGCTGCCGTACAAGGAGCCTAGCCAGACGCTTGCCATGCTGATGGACAAGGTGGTCGAGGATGGTCGCCGTTTTGCTGCAGTGTCGGATCTGAAGATCTCTGACATGTCTTCGCAGGCTCCGGTTGGCACGACCCTCGCTGTGCTTGAGCGGGTTCTCAAGGTCATGACAGCGGTTCAGGCTCGCATCTACTACACGATGAAGCAGGAGTTCAAACTCCTCGCTGCGATCATCCGTGACAATACCCCGGATGAGTATTCGTACGAGCCAGAGGTCGGTGATCGCAAGGCTAAGAAGGCTGACTACGATGATGTGGATGTCATCCCGGTTAGTGATCCAAACGCGGCCACGATGTCGCAGAAGATTGTGCAGTACCAAGCGGTGCTGCAGTTGTCGCAGACTGCGCCAAACATCTACGACATGCAGTATTTGCACAGGCAGATGATTGATACGCTCGGCGTCAAGAACGCAGACAAGATCATCCCGCCCACGCAGGACGCTAAGCCTAAAGATCCTGTGACTGAGAACATGGACATCATGATGGGCAAACCAGCCAAGGCGTTCATTTATCAGGATCACGAGGCGCACCTGCAGGTGCATATGTCTGCCATGCAGGATCCGAAGATCATGCAGGTGATTGGGCAGAATCCAAAAGCCCAAGAGATTATGGCAGCAGCCTCTGCACACGTGATGGAGCACGTGGCCTTTCAGTACCGTCGTGAGATTGAGAATCAACTTGGCGCGGCATTGCCGCCCACGCAAGAAAACGGTGAAGACACCGCACTGCCTGAAGCCGTTGAAGTACAGATATCTCGCCTCGCTGCTCAGGCTGCAGCCAAACTACTCCAGAAAGATCAGGCCGAAGCCCAGCAGCAACAGGCCCAGCAACAGGCTCAAGATCCTGTTCTGCAGATGCAGCAGCAAGAACTGCAACTTCGCCAGCAGGAACTGCAACTCAAGGCGCAGCAGATCCAGATGGAGGCGCAGGTCAAACAGGCTGAACTTCAACTTGAGGCCCAACTCAAGCAAGCAGAACTGCAGCGTAAGCAGCAAGAGATGCAGATTATGGCGGCGACCAAGGCCGATGAACTCGACCTTCGCAAACAAGAGATTCAGAACAGATCGCAACTTGACGCCGCTCGACTTGGTGTGGACGTTCAGAAGCACAAGGCCGGGCTGTCTGCCAAACAGCAGACCGAAGGTGCGCGTATGGGCATTGACATTGCCAAAACCAAAGATGCAGCCATGCGGGCTGCGTTACGACCGCCGAAAGGTGCAAAGAAGGAGGAGTAAATGTCCTATTCAAACGCTCTGGAATACCTTGAATCAAAACTCAAGGAAGAGCGCAGTCTCATTGTAGAGAACCTCACCCAAGGCAAGTTGGATGAGGGGGAATACAAAAGGCTATGCGGGGCCATTCAGGGTCTTGACCTCGCAGTTAGTTACATCAAAGACCTTGCGAAACGATTGGAGGAAGAGTGAGTAACATTGACGTAGAAAAGACACAGGAAGAGGCTCAGAAAGCCAAACTCCTGCCAGAGCCAAAAGGCTATCGGCTGCTGTGTGCAGTACCGCATGTGGAAGAAGAATATGACGGTGGCATCATCAAAGCAGAGGACACCAAGCGAGTTGAAGAGCAGACCACTGTGGTCTTGTTCGTCATCAAGATGGGTGATCTTTGTTACACAGATAAGGATCGGTTCCCCACCGGCCCTTGGTGCAAAGAAGGAGATTTTGTCCTTACCCGTCCCTATTCCGGCACCCGCGTGGTTATCCACGGCAGAGAGTTCCGCATCATCAACGACGACACGGTGGAAGCGGTGGTTGAAGACCCCCGTGGAATCCGCAGAGCGTGAGGTAATTAAATCATGGCTAACAAAGAAGAATATAAGTTTCCTGATGAAATAGATCAGGATAAGGCGGCTGAGAACAAGGAGGCCGCAGAAGAGGACTTTAAGGTAGAGGTTATTGACGATACCCCGGCTGAAGACCGTGGTCGTAAGCCTTTGCCCAAGGAGATTGTGGACGAACTGGAAAAGGACGACCTTGAGGAGTATTCCGACAAGGTTAAGAAGCGCCTCTCCCAGATGAAAAAGGTCTGGCACGACGAGCGCCGGGAAAAAGAACGTGCTGCCCGTGAAAAAGATGAGGCTGTCCGGTTCGCGCAGCAACAGTACGAGGAGAATAGGCGGCTAAAGCAGCGCCTTGGAGTGGGCGAAAGAGTCTTTATCCAAGAAGTTACTAAGGCGGCTAATAACGAACTTGGTGTAGCCAAAGACCGGCTAAAACAGGCTTATGAGGCCGGTGATGCCGAGAAGATTGCAGAGGCACAGGAGTCCCTGACTGACGCAAAACTTCGGTTGCAGCAATACTCTAGGTTCCAACCTACTTTACAAGCCCCAGAATCGGGTGTACAACAAACACAACAAGTTCAAGCACCACAGGCTTCTGCTCCAGTAATCGACCCGAAAGCCGAAGTATGGAGACAGAAAAACCCTTGGTTTGGTGTTGACGAGGAAATGACCGCCCTCGCTCTTGGACTGCATGCAAGGTTAGAAAGGTCTGGAGTAGATTTGCGTAGCGATGATTACTATCGCCAGATCGACTCGACGATGAAGAAGCGATTCCCCGACTACTTCGATGAGGGAGTAGAACAGGATGAAAAGCCGATTCAAACGAGGGAGGCCGAAAAGCCCGCTCGCACCAAACAGGCCAATGTGGTGGCTCCGGTGACGCGTTCAACCGCGCCTCGTCAGGTACGCCTGACACCGACTCAAGTTGCTATTGCTAAGAAACTTGGCTTGAGCAACGAACAGTACGCACGTGAACTTATGAAACTGGAGAGCGACAATGGTTAATAATCGTCTTGATCGTGAAGTCGAAAATAGAGAATCGACGCAGCGCACAAAAACTTGGACTCCGCCTCAGACGCTTCCTGAACCGAAGCCTCAACCGGGTTGGGTCTTCCGCTACATTCGGACTAGTATTATGGGAACTGCTGACCCATCGAATACCTCCGCAAAATTCCGTGAAGGTTGGGAGCCTGTAAAGGCTGAAGACCACCCGGAGTTAATGCATATGACCGATCCTAGTTCCAAAT